GATGATGTGCGTGGGCGACTACAAATACCCGCAACATATTATATTAATAGGGGATTTTTACCTGAAACACTTGATTTGTTTGATGTAGGACTGTGTGAGGAAAAAAATCTCCCAATGTCGGGAAGAATTGTTGTACCAATCTATGATGAAGGCTATAACTATGTGGGGTGTGTTGGTCGAGCTGTACGCAATGGTACCACCCCTAAATGGCTCCACAGTAAAGGATTTAAGAAATCATTTCTATATGGGTTTTGTGTAGCCAAAACATATATTGAAAAAACACAGACAGTAATTTTAGTGGAGGGTCAAGGAGATGTGTGGAGAATGCACGAGGCGGGACATAAAAATTGTGTGGGCATATTCGGATCAAGTTTAACTGAAGATCAATTAATATTATTAGAGCATAGTGGAGCGTTAAATATAGTCATTTTAACAGATTACGATGAGGCAGGTGAAAAGGCAGCAAAGCAAATTGAGCAAAAATGTGGGAGGCGTTTTAATTATTATCGTCCCCAGCTATCCAGTAAAGATGTTGGCGATATGGCCGTTGACAATATCCATCAAGAACTTAATCCACAGTTAGAAAAGGTGAAATGATATGAGCGCTAGAATTTTGGGGTTTGCGGGGCACAAACAATCGGGAAAAAGCACCAGTAGAAATTTCTTACACGGGTATCAATTAAGGGCCTATCACGTCATTGATGGGTTTGAAATAATGCACACGGGTGAGTTAGTGGTGGACACTGTGCTGGTAGACTCAGAAGGCGTGGAAAATAAAGGCAAAGGGGTTATTGATCCCACGCGACAAGACATGGAATTTGCCGAATGGGCCGCATATAGTATGTGGCCATTTATTAAAAACTATTCATTTGCTAGCGCCCTTAAGGAGCTAAGCAAGGGTTTATTTGAGATCAAATCGGAGCAGCTATATGGTGACGATGCCCAAAAAAATACCTACACATGGTTCAATTGGGAAAGCATGCCGGGCGTTATAACAAACAAATCTTTACTTAGTAAGGCGGGAGTTAAACAATTAATTTCTGATGGGGTGCTACAGTTTCATAAGCCCGGAAAAATGACAGCGAGAGAATTTCTACAATTTTTGGGAACCGATGTATGTCGCAAGATCTATCCTGAAATATGGTGTGCCAGAATTATGAATGATATTGCGCGAGAGGGGCCATTGCTGGCGGTTATTGATGACTGTAGGTTCCCCAATGAGGTAGATGCCGTGCGTCAGGCGGGCGGCAAGGTGATCTATTTGGATCGTCAGCCACAAACAGATCATCACAGCAGTGAATGCGCCCTAGACGAATATGAAGAATTTGATGCTATAATTTCTAATTCAACATTAGATATCCACGAAACCAATGTTGCTATTATTAAACAATTAGATGAATGGGGATGGCTTAGTAAGGAAATCGCAACACCCAAGGGCCCCGAACCGGAAATCGTGGGCGGGATACATAAATTCAAAGAGGAGATAGTATAATTATAGTCACATACCTCAGAAGTTCTAGTTACAATCAATATGACTACTGTCAAATGCAATACTTTCTTACCTATGTGCTGGGACATCAAACGGTCTCTGGTAAAAAGGCCCAACTGGGCACTATCGTTCATAAGGTAATGGAATGTCTTTCTCGATGCAAAAAGTGTGCGCAAGATTCGCCGGATAGTAAACAAATAAAAGCTTCAGATGATGCTCTCGGTGACATTTCTACATCTACTAGGGGCCTAAAAACTAAAAAGTTTGTTGGTGAGTTACTACAGCGTAGTTATGAATATTATACCTCCAACGGCGAACACAAATATTATAATTCAGATTTAAAATTTTGTAAAGAATGCACCGAAATGGCACTCAGCTATAATGACGGTCAATTTGATCCGAGGAAACGTAATGTTGTGGCGGCTGAGCCCCAGTTCGATATTCCCATTGAAGAAGACTGGGCACAGTATAGTTATCAATTGCCCAATGGGGAAACCCTAGAGGGACGGCTGGCGATCAAAGGAACCATAGATCTGGTGACAGAAATTGAAGACGGTGTATTGGAAGTTATTGATTGGAAAACCGGGCGACGACTTAACTGGGCGACCGGAGAAGAAAAAACCTACGAAAAACTAATCGACGATCCCCAGCTACTGTTATATAATTATGCTATTTCCAAGCTATTCCCCCAATACAAACAGGCTATTATGTCTATATTTTATATCAGGGATGGTGGGCCGTTTAGTATGTGTTTTGATAACGATGATCAGGATAAATTCTTAGGCATGCTAGAGAAACGATTTAAGCAAATACAAGACAGTAACTATCCACGTCCCATTTCTTATGACCGGTCCAACTGGAAATGCACTAAGCTATGCCATTTCTACAAAAACAATTGGCCGGGTACCAATACCAATATGTGTCAATATGTTGATGACCATCTGCGGGCGTATGGTGATCAGGAGACAGTAGAAAAATGTACCAAAGACGGGTTCGATATCGGATACTATGAGGCACCGGGATAATGATTAAGGTTGAAATCACAGAACAAATGAAACAACGCGCTTGGCGTAAGTCACGCGACATGGGAAGGCTTAAGGGGTCTATAACAAAGGGTGATGGCAACATAGCCGGTTTTTTGGGAGAGCAGGTAGCCAATGAGCTTCTGGGTGGAGAGGTTCAGAACACTTACGATTATGATATTGTCAAAGGCGATACAACATATGATGTTAAAACTAAACGATGTACCAGTGAGCCCAAAGATCACTATGACTGCTCTGTGGCATCGTATAACACTAAACAAAACTGTGACCAATATATATTTGTGCGTATAGAATACATTAAGGGCAAATGGGGTAGGGCGTGGGTACTGGGATCTTACCCTAAAGAAGATTATTTTAAAAATGCCCGCTTTTTGAAAAAGGGCGAACGAGATGGTGATAATTGGTTTAAAGTAAAAGCGGATTGCTATAACATTGCTATTAAAGATTTGTGTCCAGTTTCCAAAAATAGGTAAAGCAATATGAATGCAACACTAGAAGACCTAAATGGAGAGTTTCATTTAGGCAATCAATTTACACTAGATACCGTCACAGAGTTATCCAAATTACTTACCGATAATTATCGCATAGTAGTTAAGTATTATGGTCAGGCACTGCCGAGGTGGGACGATGATAAGCTGAACATCATTGTTAATACTTCTCGTGAGACACATGACCCACCAGACGAGATATTTCGAGATGATGTATTTTTAATTTTTCAACACTATTATATGTTGGATGACTGGAATCTGCCGTGGTATAATCCATGGGTATGTCCAATGCCATTAGGTCCATTTGTAGACACAACACAAATTGATTATATTAAACCCATGCCCGAAAGAAAATATGATTTTTCTTTTATTGGTCAAATACCTCATACCGGTACTCGTGATTGTTTTAAAAGAAATCTTGATAATTTAATGCGTGACACCGGGGATAAGTTTACATATTTTGTAGAATATACCGATGGATACAGCAAGGGGTTAGCACCTGATGAATATCTAGAATTACTTGGGGACTCCCGAATAGTTTTATGCCCAGCAGGTGCCCACACCGTAGAAACATTTAGAATGTTTGAGGTTATCCTTATGGGCGCTATGCCTATGAACGAATATTTGCCACGGGTATGGTATTATGAGCATATGCCCAGATTCCGAACCAGATGGCACTCTCTCGATACCACATTATCTCTTGGGCTTAATTTCTTTCAGACTCAAGAATCCAGAAAGATGCTATATTCTATAGCAGAATATGCTCAGACCATTTTGCAGCCCACATGGTTGGCCAATAAGATGAAGGAGCAAATTCAAATGCGACATGATAATTTTGATACGGTACAGCCACAATTAGAAATGTTTAGACGGCAAATACAATATAGAAACCAAATGCAAAATCAGGAAACAGAATGACAAACTGGATACCAATTAATTGTAAAACACATTTTAGCTTATTAAAAGGCTTCTGTAAGCCCGACAAGTTGGCGCAAAAATGTAAGGAATATGGCTATACTTCTTGTGCTATTACAGACCTCAAGACTATTTCTGGGGCGGTTAACTTTTATCAAGCATGTAAAAGCCACGACATAAAGCCATTATTGGGATGTGATTTTGGTGACTACATACTGATTGCCAAAAATAAT